GGAACTGGCCGAAGTCGTCGTTGTCGACGGCGCGGTTGGTCAGGGCGATCTTGCGGGCGTATTCGCCGAGCTTCACCTTGTCCTCGGTCTCGCCGAAGTAGGCGTATTCGGACTCCTGCCCCTCCTGGACCTCCAGCAGGTCGACGCGCCCCGTCAGGCGCTCGGCGGGAACCTCGCGCCAGTTGGGCAGGACGCCAGTCATGTCGACCCACTGGCTGTAGGGCTCGTCGGCGTCTTCAAAAGACTTGAGCAGGATCTTCTCGCCGGTGCCGCCAAGCACCTTGGGGAAGTCGCCGGTGGCGATGGCGCGCTGGAGCAGCGAGTCGTTGCTCTCGGCGTAGCCGACCTTCTTGCCGCGGCTTTCGAGCAGGGCGCGGCAGACCTGGCTGATGCGGGCGCCGATGAAGTCGCGGGAGCCTTCGGCGGGCTTTCCGTCAATTGCGCCGACGGTCTGGGCAAGGCCGTCGCGGATGGCGTCTGACACCTTGTCCACGGCGTCGCGGGTGACGGTCACGGTGCCGACGATGTTGCGGGGCGCCTGGGCGGCGTCGCGCCTGGCCAGCTCGTCAAGCACGGATTTGCGGACATCCTCGATGGAAGCGCCGCTCTCGATGTAGGGCCCGGGCTCGATGCCGAAGCTGCGGCAGAGGCCGCTGATCTCGCCGACGCGCTTGCGCTCGGCCTTGGTGGCTGCCTCACGCTCCGCGTTCAGGTCAACCTGGGGTGTCTTGTTGTCTTCGTTTTCCAGTTTTGGCATTTTTGGAGTTCCTTCTGGGTTGGGTTTTTCAGTCATGCGGTCATTCTCGGCGGTGCGCCCGCGCACCCCGCAGGAGGGGTCGGCAGGGAACACGACCACGCTGTCCTCGACGGGAAGCCAGTCGGTGACGTACACCTGCCGCAGTGCCGACTTGTTTGTCACCTTGGCGCCCAGGACGTCACCCTCCGCGCCAGGCTCCAGGGCCACCGTGCCGAGGATGCGGTAGCCGATGCTCTGGGTGGGAAGGTGGCCCTCGCGGACCAGGGTGAAAACGCGCTCGGCCTCAGGGACCGTCGAGAACTGGCGGAGGCCGACGAGCGTGTCGCCCTCCACGCGGATGTCCCGCGTGGAGCCGAGCAGCGCCCTCGTGCCCCGGTAGTAGTCATGGGAGTCGAGCAGGGGAAGCGCACCGTCGCGGATCTCGGACAGGCGTGCCCCCTTCACGACCAGGATTTCCTCGTAGAAGCGCTCGTCGTCCCAGTCATAGCGGACGTATGGCCGCTCTGTGGCGATGACGCACTCCACGGTGCGGCTCTTCTCGTCCAGGGTGGACGGACGGCGGGCCTCCGCCCTGGTGCGGGCCAGGTCGCCCCCGTCGGCCGGACGCGCCCTGCGCAGTTCGGCGATGGCGCCCTCCAGGCTGTCGGCCTTGATCTCCACGCCCAGCGTTTCCCGGGCAAGTCTCTTAAATTCGCTAAGTTCCATGCTGTTCTCCTTACAGTTCGCTCGGCGCCTGGCCAAGCTTGGTGTCCTCGCCGGGCGCAAGGCCCGTCTGCTGGTCAAGGCCCGCGGCCTTCAGCTTGGCGATGAACTCGGAGAGCCCGCTGATGACCTCGTCCGGATCCTCGCCCTGCCCCATGATCCAGTCCTGGGGGTCGATGATGCCCGCGTCTCGCCCGGCCAGGACGCCCTTGATGTCACGCAGGACGTCCACGCTCTCGATGCCGGGGGGCATGAAGAAGCACTTGCGCCAGTGCCGTTTGCCTGCCGGCGACCAGTAGCCCTTCAGGGAAAGCTCGCCGGAGGCCACCGCCCAGTCCAGCCAGTGGTCGTAGACCGGCTGGAGGAGATGGCGGGTCAGGTACGCCCATTCTGGCTTCAGGATGTGCACGGCGTTGTTGCGGATCTCCCGCAGGGTGTTGTAGTTCAGCGCCGTGTACTTGCCGGTGATGACGTGGAACGGCACCTTCAGAATCGTGGAGAGGATTCGCAGGAAGGTGTCCTGGAAGGACTCCAGCCCCGTCACGGGGCGGTTCGCCCCCGGGGCGAACTGGACGCTCTCGCCCGCCCCCAGATAGCGGATGGTCAGGTTGTCGATGTAGTCGTCGCCCTGGTGGTCGGAACCGTCGTCGCCCTCGGCCCGCTGGATGAAGGCCAGATAGCGGCTGGTCATCTGCTGCGCCGAGATCTCGTTGGACAGATACTGGTCGAGGTCGGCGGCCAGCAGGGACACCTGGACCAGCGGGGAGATTCCGCGCCGCTGCCAGGGCCTGAGCGCCCGGTAGAGGTGGATGACGATCTCGGCGGGGATCTCCTTCGCCTCCGCTGCCGCCGCCAGCGGCGAAGACTCAAGCGAGCGGAAGAAATAGCCCTTGAAGGCGTTGGTGTCCCTGTCGAAGCGGATGCCCTGATCGATGTCGTCAGCGGAGACGCTGGAGTCGATGCAGTCGGGCTCGTAGACCTGGAGGCGGTACTCGCCTTTGAGGTAGCGGTAGACTATGAAGGCCTCGCCGCACTCCAGCATCTGGCGCACGGCCATGCGCTGGATGTCGCCGAAATGGTCGCGCCCGTTGACCTCGGCCTTCTCGCACCACCAGAGGAAGGCGTCCTTGATGCGGCGGTTCTCGCCGAGGAGCATCTTCCCCTGGCCGTCGACCACGGCGGGCTTGACGTTGAAGCCCTCGCCGACCTTGTAGGCCACGGAGTCGTCGAAGCTCTGGTCCAGCCAGGGCATGTCGCGCACCAGCTGGCGGACGCGGGCCGCGGTGCGGTCGCGGGAGGCCCTGATCTCGCTGTTGGGCGTGCCCCCGCCGTTCCAGTAGTCGGCCTGGGACGGCGTCAGGCGGGCTCCCGCGTAGGCGCGTCCGAAGGCCTTGAATGCGCTGGACAGCCGATGGATGAAATTCATAGGAAGCGCCTCCCCGCGACCGCCTGGACGGTGTGCCCGGCGAAGCCCTTCTCGCTGGCCACGAGGCCCTCGTAGTAGTGGATGGCGGACAAAAGGTCCGTCGAGGAGCGGTACTTGACCGTCTGGTTCCCGATCGTGACCTCGTAGACGCCTTTGGCCAGGGCTTCGCGCAGTGCCGTCAGATGTTCGGAATTTTTGCTCATGTCACTTAAGTTAGACTGATTAAACATGACTTCAAACCATCTGCAAAAAATTGCAGACCGTGCTCACCAGCGGCGGATCTGGCGCCTTTTCTCGCCGCTTTCGGCGATTTTCGCCTTGTGGAGGACGTAGAGGTCGGCGTGAATGGCCTTCCAGCGGTCTATGGCCTCCTCGCTGCTGGTCCATACGCCCGTGTAGGCGTCGGTCGAGACCGGAAAATCGTCAAAGACCATCTTCCAGTTGCTCACGGTGCGCATGGAGCGCTCCAGCCTCGCCGCCACCGCCTGGACGCCCACGACAGGCGTCTCCGCCTTCGGCGCGGGTTGCGGCAGTTCGCCCTTCTCCTGAAGTTCCGCCTTCTTCTTAGGACTCATGGTCATCTTCTCGCTTTCTCCTTTTGTTTCACCATCTGCTATCTGATTCCGCCCTCTCGGAGGACGGCTTCTCGCGCCCGCCCCCCGCCTTGGCGCGGTCGAACCTCAGGCTCGCCGCCCTGGCCAGGGCAAGGACCTCGCAGTCCCAGTAGTGGTTCGGGGTGTTGCTGCCCCGCTGCTTCCAGTAGCCTTCCGCCGTCCTGAACTCGGAGGCCATCTGGAGGCAGTATGTATTGTCGATGTCGTCATGGACATGCCACGCGCCCGGGTCGTCCTGCCCCAGCCTCAGCTTGCCGTCCAGCCAGTTCTTGAAGAGCGTCGTGTTGACGCGGCAGAGCTGGAGGCCGCCGCCCATCATCCTACCGTTCTTCTCCCTGTCGACGGTCGTGTAGGAATACTGAGCCCCGCCCGTAAGGGTGCGCTCGCCCTTCGTCGGCAAGATGCGCAGCAGCCGATGGTTGCGGCAGAAACGGTAGACTTCAGATGTCCTATGTCCCTGGGAGTCGATGAAAGCGCCGGCGATGCGGCGCGTGGTTCCGTCCTCGGCCTTCCAGTCGGACGCCAGCACGCTCTCCAGGACGGCGAAATCCTCGGTGAAGCCGTGGTCTATCAGCCAGGACTCCATCGCGTCCCCGCCTCCCCAGGCGCGGACGACGTAGTAGAAGCCGTTGTCCTGCGTGTCGATGCCCATCGTCAGGCCCGTGACCGGCATGTAGGAGGGCACCAGGCCGCGCGGATAGCCGTCCCGGTACTGGTAGAAGCCCTCCGCGCCGCGCATGGTGTCGCTGTCCTCGCGCCAGGGCTCGGCCAGGACCGAGCAGACGAAGGTCCTGAGATCCTCCGA